TTGAGAAAGGTGTCCTTGTCTCATTAGTTCATCTGTTTTAGTTACTTTGTATGAAGGACCAAATAATCCCTCTAAGACCCATTTATGCGTCTGTGTCCCGTCTAATGTTCCAGTAAATCCAAATCTATACTTAGCATGATGAAGTTTTGTCATTATAGATATTAAGGACTTACTTTTAAATAAGTGAGCCTCATCACCGATAACAACGTTATAGTCTTCAAAAAAGGATCTCTCTAATTTATAGACAGATTGCCATGTAGTTATAGTAACGGGGTGTTCGTTGGTCTTATCTTTTCCTGCATATATGCGGTGGCAAAATGACTCAGCATCCCAACCATAGTCTTCAAAGTCCTTATACATCTGCTCTACGAGAGATGTCGTTGGAACAACTAAGAGTATTTTTTGAAATTTACCAACGTAATATCTTACAAGAGAGTAAATCATCAAAGATTTGCCTGAAGCAGTTGGTGATATCAATAGCTTTCTATTA